TTTAGTATCCTTCATCCAGAAATCTATTGTATCAGGCTCATCAAATACAAATAACATACCTTTATCTTCATCTAAAGATTCTCTTCCTTGTAATCCTTTGATTCTATCTTCCTCAGTACAGGCAACCTCAACCTTATACCTCTGTTTCCCAATTTCAATATTTACTACTTTCATCGCTTCATACTTTTAGGTGGAACGTATCCTTCAGGTATACAGTCCTCATATTTCCAAGACCTCAGATGTATAATGTTCCTTATTGGTGTTTTAGTCATATTAAACATTGTACAGAACTCTTCACAGGTATATTTAGTGGAATTAGACCTTATGAATAAGACATCCTCTCTACTTAGTTTCTTATTAGGGTTTCCTTCTCCAGAGTTCTGGATTGACTTAATCTCTCCAACCTTCCTTTTATGTTCTTCTGAACACCTCTTGCCCAGATTGCATTTCCTAAGCCTGTCTCCTATCTCCCTTCTTTCCTCTTCAGTCCAGTAGTTCTTACACCTAGAATCTTCTGACATATTATACCCATTGGTGTAAGAGTCATATTCCTGTATCAAATATTCTTCAACGTCATATAAGAAATCTCTATCTACATTGCAAGGATATATTCTGACTTCAAAATTCTTATACAAGTATTTATTAGTAGAATTTTGCAACTTTGTTGAATGGTGAGTACCTTGTTCTAGCATATGAAGGTGCTCACTGATTCTCTTCATAATATTTTTAGTAGAACCTATGTATACCTTATCGGTTATAAGATTCCTTATAATGTATATACCAGAAATCCCCTTAAATGTTATATGAAGTCTACTTCTTAAACACGCATCTAAGTTATAAATAGCATCAGGTAGATTGAACATAAAGTTATTACCTACCCATTCCTTAATAGTTTCATACTCATTAGTCATTATTCAACTGTATTTAATAGTCCTGTGTTATCAACTGTATTTTCAAGAATCTCATGTACAAGTAGCTTACCAGCCTCAATAGCAGCTTCATCTGAACCATCCTGCATTAGTTTCTCTAATTGCTTAGTAACCTCAAGATTGAAGATTATCTCTTCTCTCTCTACCTCTGCGTGTTGCTTGATGTCTCCACCTTTCTCTTCTGTAATAACTGGAATACCTTTAGTAGTTACCTCTTCAAACTTCTCATCTACATTCTCTAAGTGATGTTTATGGGCATGTAAAGCACCACTAGGAATTACATTAACCTTACCTCCCTCTGCAAACTTCTTAGGGACATATCTGTAATAATCCCCAGACGTGTCTAAGTCATATGAGTTTCTAAACTTTACTGCTTCTGGGTCTTTAGAATTATACCACTCTAGTTCATATTTAAGAGTTGGATGGTCTTTAGCTTTCATAAACTCATAGATACCTGTTTCAGGGTCTAGATATACGGAATTTAGGTGATTCTTACCGTTCTTTAAATCAGACACACTTGATGTCCTCCAAGCCTCTAGTTCTTCTTTAGGGGCTAGTTCAAAAGCCCTTCTAAGGTTGTATGAAGTAGTATCGTTTCTATCTACTGGAATAGTTTTATACCAAGACTCAAATGTTACTTTGGGAGCAGCCCCTGTAATACCATCTACAACACCACCCTTTTGAAAGCCAGCTGCCTCTTCCATTCTAACCTCTTCTTGAATCTTCTTTCTCTTCTCTTTCTGTCCTTTAGATAATTTAACTACTCTCTTAGCAAAGTCTTTATCCATCTTCAAGCCAGACTTACCAGCTCTTACTGTGTTCTGCTGATAACCTCCGTTTAACTGTAATTGTGTTCCAAGTCCAAGTAGAGGATTATTAGAAGCCGCAAACACCATTTGGGCTTCATCGGCTATATTACCCATTTTAACTTGCTGCATCTGAGCATTATGTATTTGCTTATTAGCCTTATTTCTTGCCCCACCACTAAATAGTCCATACTTTTTACCGCTCTTAGTAAGAGCATCATCTACAGTAGCTTGGGTTCCACCATAAGAAGACCCTACCTGCTCGAATGCCTCGTTGTCTTTAGTAATAGTATCTGCTTTCTTAGCACCAATAGAGTTAATTAGACCCACTGGAGTTAGTTTGAGGAACTTACTATCCAATATCTTGTCAGCTGTAGTCATTTGGTCTGTTCCTACTCCCAATGCAGTTAATCCGTCTGATAACATTCCACCTACTTTCATAGCACCTCCTATAATAGTACCAACTCCAGGTATAGCAGACACAGCATTAGCAGCAGCATCATAGCCTTGATTTAGTCCAGTAGTTAAAGCTGACTGTTCAGTCTGCGGGATTAGACTCCCAGCCACATCAGCAATACTCCCAGCTAATCCAAAACCTTTATTGAGATTATTTTGCCTTGCGTATGTCCTTCGTATATTGGAGGATTGGTTCTTATTCCATTGTCTAACTGTGTCAGGAAGTTCTAACTGCGCAGGTATCTGAGGTTGCTGAATCATTGAAACAAGACTTGTAGGTTGGGGTAGTGGAGGAGTCAGATTACTCCCCCCTGTTAGTACCCCAGAATTTCGATATTTCTGTATACGTTTACGCATAACTTACGATATATAATGTTTTTAAAGCTGTTATTATAGCTAACTCATCACCAGTATATCTCACTTTAATCTTTATATATTTATCCCTAATTCTAGTCTCCTTCCTTTCATTAGACCATTTATTAACATCTAATGACAAGAAATCAGCACTATAACCTCGGTCTCTTAATTCAGATGGGATATCAGAGTTACTAGTAATATTTAGAGCAGTCATACTCTCTGGTAATGGATTGTTAACTAGGTTAAGGGGTGGATATGTATTACCATCTTTATCCTTAATAGACCAAGCTAATTCATTTTTAGCCCAATAAGTTATAGAAGGTATTTGAATATCCCACTTATCTTCTAAGTAGTCCATGTTACCATTTATTCTACCATACTCCATAACCTCATACCATTTACCATTTTGAACTAGTACATTTGTGTATCCAGCTGCTATAAGTGAGCTATATCTATCTTGAGTTATCTCTTGTAAATATCTCTTCTTAAAAGGACATGCCTTAATATGAGTAGCTATTCTAAATTCATTCAGTTGTTTATCATGTACAATCTCTGAACCAGATATTGATTGATAGTCCTTACCAGCTGATGTCATTGATTGATAATGGTCTTCAATATCATTCAGACTATCTACCCTTGAATATAATAGTGGGAACATAACTGACATATCCTTGTACTTAGTAGTACTGTACAATATGTCTCTTTGTTCTGGTATAATATCCAAGTAGTCATGATTATAAACTATATCTGCACCATTATATTGGTATAGATGTTTAGTAGCCTCTTGTCTAAAATACATATTCTTTTTGTCGTTGGCAAAGTTATATACTTCTCCAACAACTTCAAAATGGAATGATTCAGGTTGGGTCTTATTACTTATAATCTGTAAGTTATTAAAGATTTTATGTACTGATGGATTATCAACTACAATAAATTCCAGCTCAAATGGATGTTGCTTACCATACCAATAGCAAGGACTAATTGGCTTTCTAGTAGGCATTAATCCAGCTTGACCATGCTTCCAGAATGAAGTAGTCAGTAAGTCGTACCTCATCTTAGTAATTACAGTCACATTAGAGTACAATGTCTTTACTACATTTCTAACCTCACCTTCAACTAAGTCAGTTCCTTGATTATATACTACTGCTTTAATAGGTATTGTCCACCTACTATCTCCGACTGAATTGGCATTGACTGATACTTGATTACCATTAGTAATGAAGAACTTATTTCTAACTCTATCATCAGCAATACTATACTCAATGTTAGAACCACTAATATCAAGATTTAGTTGCAAGTTACCTAACTTAGCTTTACCATCTACTACAGTTAGTACGTTGTCAACTACTGCACCACCCTGCATACTAATAAGAGGGTAGTTAGAAGTTATCTTAGTAATTGTCTTAGATGTATTCCTGTCAAAGCTAAAGAAGATATTGTCAATATTCTCAGAATATGATGGAACCCATGAGTAGAATGTTACAAACTTCTGCATTACCTCATTGTAGCATAAATTCCATACATTCTCTTCCAATGTATTAATATCATCATAGAAGGTAAACATTACATCTTGCTTAAACCTATTGTAGTGAGTTTTAACGTTCCTAATACCAATAATTGGAGTCTTCTCTTTCTCAGTAAGTGAGATATTGTCATTCAAGAACTTCTGTACTTTAAAGTCTGAGATAACCTCGAACAGTTGTCCATTAGTTCTCCAAATCTTCTTCCCGACTGTATCCACTCCATAGACGTAATAGGGGGTCTTGATGACACTCTCTGACCACTGAGTACCGAATGTATCAGACAGCATTTTTGGATTCTCTGGCAGTACGTTAGAGGTGTTTATGAAGATATTTCCGCCTGCACCTTCACCTGCAACGGCTCTTTCATTGACTGGTATCAAAGCAACGCCATGTTCAAATACACAGATAATACTACCAAACCATTCAACTAGCTTAACTATACTACCATAAGTTAATGGATAATCTCTATAATGAGTTAATTTGAATACTCTATATCCATTCTTGAATGAGTCATTAACATTTACATCAGAATACATAACCCTAATATGGAATTTATTCTTGATAGCTGGAACATTTGGTAGTTCATAATAATACTTATCAGATGTAGTAGAGTTGATGCCCCCATTTATAACAAATGATTCTGGTATTTTAGATTCACCAGTAACTGACATAGCCTGTAATGGATAGAATCCTCTAGCTTTACCAGTTAGTCCTAGCTCTGAAATATATGACATATCAACACTTCTCATAGATAAATTAATATTACTACACACCCTAACAGTAACCCAGTGTCCCATCTTAATAGCATTTACATCCCCTCTATTAATCTTACTATTCTTCTCACTATCACTAATTGTATAGTTATCTTTCCATGACATTTGGTCTACTATATCGTCATTAGTAGGAGCTGATGAATCTTGGAAATTCCTACACATTCTATGAGTATAATTACCTATATAACAATCACCTCTAAACAAGTCCTTAACTATCATATTACTTCCATCCTCCTCCATATCGTCCCATACCATTCTGTTACATATAGCATAGAACGCTGAAGAATCCTCGTACCTCACTTCAAAGTACGTATCTAATAGATTCTCTTCATAGTTAGGAATTTTAATATCAATAAGACTCATTTTACTAGTGTTGTATCCTTCTAGGCCAATATAAGGCCCCCAACTTCCTCTTAGTAGATTCCTAGCATTAGATGATTTATTAGTGTAATCATAATATGATACTCTCCATGCTTCCTCAGCTTCCCCAGCCCTTGCACTGAATAATTGTTTCTTCCCCTTAAGTGACTTAACATTATCTCCAACTGCCATTATATTGTACACCTCATCTTGAGTTGCATCATTATAGCTGTAGGATGTATTATAAAAATGTACTCCGCTTCTCTCAAAATACTTCTTAGTAAACTGAGACTTAGCCATCTTAACGTTAAACTGAGTTCCAGTAAATAGCTGATTAAAGTAGGATTGTCTTAGTTCAAACTCAGGACACAAAGCAGCATATCCCTCTAACACAGACTTGGAAGGAATATCTTTACATCTTCTGTCAAAGTCATGTGTCAATACTCCATCATCATCTAGGAATCTCTCTACTCTATATTCATCATCACTCGTTGGTAGAACTGGCAGATAGCTTGTATTCTCTAGTCCAATTGTAACTGCCTGAGCTAGTGTAGTAGGTATTCTCTTTTGTCTTACGAAGAAGAATCCTTTAGTGTATCTCCTTAATTCCCTAGCTGCATCTTTGCTAATCTTAATATCAAATCCAATCGGAATTGTACCACTATCAGCTAATTGATTACCGTTATATTTAATTTTAACTACACCCTTAGAGTTTTCATTCTGACTATCTAGCTTATATGTTTCCTTATTAATAGGGATATATTCTCTATTAGCCTGGATAGTAGCTATATCATTAGTACTAGTCGGGTCAAATCCTTCTTTAAATAGTGGATAATCCTTCCAATCTATTCTATCTGCATCCCCAAGTTTGGCTAGTCTACTAATACCCCTAATATTAAATACAGGAGATAGGGTATAGTCATTAAGGATATATACCACCCCTAGTCTGTAGATTTCATCATTCCAATATCCGAGTCTGTTATAGATGTTCATCACATTGTAATACTCGTATGGTTGGGCTACTCCGGAATTGTCCTTATAGTCTTTATCAACTCTTCCTATATTGTTCTCTACATTTAACTCTGGCAGGAAGTGAAGAGATAGGTCTGTAAGTTCTTTATATGGAATATCTGGATTAGCTACATTGCCTAAGAATAGCATATTCTGACAAGTAGTTTGTGCTACTGCACTATTAACCACATTGTATGCTACGTTAATATCATTAATACTAACAGATTGTACAGTTTCAAATCCAGTAATACTAATCTTAGCCACATTATTATATACGGCAAACTGTTTCATAATCTTAAACGATGTAGTCATTTCATTTCCATCTATATCAGACGTACTTCTTGTATAATAAACTACTACATTGTTGTAAGATGAATCTATGTTAGTTAGTAAGAATGAAGCTGACTTATAACTGTTTTCATCTCTAATTCCACCTTGTATAGAGGATGGGTCATTCAAATTACCAATATGGCAAGTTACTATGCCTGACTCAGCTATAAAATCTGTTTCATTCCCATCTGAATCCGATAACTTAAAGTAGAATACATAATTACCAACCCTTAAATTACCACTAGTATTTAGTCCCATGAATGTGAGGTTAGCAATATTGTTAGTCTTCTTATAAAGGGATATATCAGATTCAAAGGAATCTATGTCATATATGTTAGTGTCATTATCTCCTTCTCTATCTACAATTTGATATGTGTTCATACCAGTAGATGAGAATCTTGTATTAATTAACTTAGGATAGGTACTTCCGTCATTAAGGATAAGGTTAACTGAACCATCATAAGACTGTTGAGTAACAATGTCAATAGGATGGTTCAGGTCAAAGTTAAGTAGTTCTGTATCTAGGTTAATTAAACTACCTTTAGGATACACAACTGACCCATGTTCCCTTATATCCTCATTAGTTCTTAAAACCCTTAATGGGTTATATTCATAAACTAATGCTCCTTTTTGTTGAAGTTGATTTAATCCTAAGTCTAAGTTTAGTGACTTACCACTTAGTGATTTGAAGTTCATATACTAATAACGAAATATTGATTTAGGTCCAAATCCTATATTTATAGCCATATCTGGGGCAGAGCCACTATGGTCTTTTCCATCAGTCCAAGTTGCTAACACAGTTGATATATTGTGTATTCTAACATCATTGAAGTAACCTGCCGGAATTTCCCCCGAACGCCCCTCTATCTCATACATATTGATAAACCTATTATTTATTCTATATCCTAATGAGATAGGCTCATTTCTCCAGGATACCATATTAGAATCTGAGGCTTGATTAATTTGATACGTTCCATCACTATTTACAGCTAAATTAATACTTCCATCACTATTAGCTGAGAATGGAGAAGCAGGCTTCCCTATGAATATCTTGCCCCTTTCTTCATCAGTAAATTGTGACCCTCCACTAGTAGTATAGTAGGAATATGCACTTGTGTAGCAATTTAATATATTAGAATCTGTATCAAATTTTATATTGTCCCCATATTCAATAGTTGCTTTAGCTGATGTGGGCATATGTACCTTAAATATTGGTAGAAAGTTCTTAAGTCCAGATATTGCAGCTACCCATTTAGCCATATGGGACTCGATAGATTCTTTACTCTCCCCAAGGAAGAAGTTTACATCAATGTCTCTACCTGCATTGTTAATTGGCACATTGACATCACAGCTAGTATTAAATGCAGTATGGTATACAAACTCTAGATTATTTGGACCAACGAAACTAAAACTCTTGTTACCTTTCTTTACAACTAGCATTTGGCTTAAGAAGCATTTAATCATCTTCTCCACCCTTATTAGTGTGGATTCCACTTGCACATTTGCATTCTCAGTCTTTCTAGATGCAAGATTAATGGGCCAATGATTACCATCCTTATCTTTCCATGTTGCTATCAGATAATTGTCCTCATCATCTATCTCTTGGTCTTTCCTAAACCAAGCTGCATTAGTGTATTGAGTACCATTGAATCTTAACGATGCAGCATCACAGTCATGTCCGCCAAATATTCCGATTGTACCATTACCCATACTGGCTAAACAGGCTCTCAATCCTTCTTCATTGACTCCTGCCCCACCATCCGGACCCCTAAAGTCCCCTTTAGTGTGTGCATCTCTAAGTACTCTAGAATTATACGCTAAATGTCCTCGACTTCCTGTAACGCAATACAATACATCATCAGTCTCTTTAAACGTAAATAGTTTATTTAGCTCTGATGTATCTAGAGAAGGGCTGTAAACAGGCATTAGTTTCTCTATCTCTGCACTTGTTGATTTAACAGGACCATTTGCAGCTATAATGTTTCTGGATGTATATATCCTTCCTTTTAATTCTTTCTTAGAATTATCCCAAGCAAAGTTCTCAGTCTTTTCAAATAACTGGTTAGCACCTATCTCTGAGGTCAATGTAGAGATGCTACTAAAGGCAATGTTACTATTATCAGGCTTACCAAATGTAGCCGTTGGGGTAGAGCCAAAGAAGTTATTTATTACACTTTGGTCTGGTTTACCTGCATAAGTCCTATCATCAAAATCAAAGTCTGCGGCTGGTCTAATGGTAACATCATATACACCTGTCTTCCTTGTGTTATATCTGTAATTAGGTTTAGCATCAGATGGAACTTCCTTAATATAGTCTAATGGGCTAACTACGTCCTTGTCTACAAATGTCTGACTATCATGAACTTTAATAGCAGTAGTGATATTTCCATTCCTTACAGATGTATTTATCTCATTCTTAGTTCCTAATAAAACTTTCTGTCTCGCACTTCCACTAGGTAGCTTATTAAAGTCTGGAGTTTCTTCAAAGTTATCATTGAAATAGCTTCCAGTATATACTAACTCATATCCAACCGTCTTCTTAGTATCACCTACATACCTGTCTATTCTTACTATGTATATCCAACTCTTTCTAATTGTTGAATCTCCGAACGGAATTATCTCTTCGAAAGAACCATTATAGTATTCTTTAGATATGGTGTATACATAATCGCCTTTTAGAGTTGCAGCAGATTTAGCCTCAGCTGAATCATTTATATCAATAAATGTAAACTCAATTTTGGTAATGTTAGAGTCTTCATTCAAATTGTAGTAGTCATACCCCCAACCAATCTTTAGATATGTATCTGTCACATAAAATCTCCACTCCCCTAATACCTCAGAGTTAGTCCTAATAGCATCAAAGTCTATAGTGCCAATTTTAGCCATTCTCTCTAATGCACCATAAGGGCAGACTGGTAATATTTTATATGTTTGTTTACCTGTTTTACCACTTTTAACGATTGTAGATTTTACTGCATAATCAGTCTCCTCTAATATTCCAATCTCAGCTGGATTCTTCTTAGATGTTCCTTCATATACACCAGTAGTTTCACCTGAGAACTCTACACTGATAACCTTGGATTCATCATTACATGAATACTTTCTTATTAGGTTAAATGTATCAAAGGTCTTTAGCTCAATTACTAAAATTAATGCCCCAGATGATTTAGCACTAAATACTTGCACAAGTTCTTTAGATTTAATAACATCTAACATAGGAGTGTCAGTATTCTCATAAATCCACAATCCATTTTTATATATCTTTAAGTTCTTCTCATCTATATAATCAATGTTGCCACTGCTATTTATAACCCCAAGTCTTAATTTAACTACACCTTTGTTTATAGCTTCTTTTATAGCAGTATCTATAGTAGTAGAAGTTATTACAAACCTATCACCAGGATGAAATATCTTTACTTCACCTGTATTCTCAGTCTGGAATAATCTTTCCTTATAGTATTCCAATTCTATGTAAGGTACACTTCCCTTCATCGTTATAAACTTGGAGAAGTCAAACCGTATGGGTGTTACATTTAAATCTTCTCCTTCATATAGTTGCTGAGGGGAGGGGAATGAGCCTATCTGACTCTTACCAGTGACAGGATTATGGGCAGCTACATAGATTATACCTCCATGCTCTTTCATTCCTACAGGTACATAACCTTTATCAAGATAGGCAGTATGGACTTCTCCATTCCCCATATCATTCTGCAGTACAAATTCATTACCATTGTACGTTATTATAGTACCGTTTAAGCAGTTCGTTAATACATTACTGGGAGTAGTTAGTGGATGTAAATCCATTATTAAACCTTCCCCAAAGGTATTAATTGCTTCTTTTCTCATATTTTATAAGTTCATAGTTGTTACTACTAATAAGTATGTCCTTGAACGTACTTGGGTTATCTCTTACTAATGCAACTTCTAAGTCATTGCATTTCATTGCATCTTTAAAGAATGTATATCCCATATCGGTAACATATCTATACCTTACGATATATTTAGACCAGCTATAAAATACTTTAGCTTCATCAAAGACCTTCATTCCGAATTTGTTGTGGAATATAAAATTCTTCTTCTTTCTTCCCCTTCCAGTAGTAGATTTAACTACTGATTTATATTCATCTTCTGTTAATCCTATATAATAGTATCCATCCCACTCTTTAACCTTTTTAGAATACAGTACTCTTAGCTTCCTCCTAAGCATTCTCCTATAGTAATTATAGTGTTTAATTGAGTCACGTGTAAGTTGCCCACAATAAAACCAATACCTGTACTTGGTACTACTAATAAGAGTATCACATCCCCTAAGATTATAATAGTATAGCATCCTCCATCCATATTCAACAGCTCGTTTGACATCCTCTGGAGGTACTGTAGGGAATTGGGCTATTAGCTCCGGTAAATAATCATTGACACTTTTTAGCATTAATAATACTGTTTACCTTGATTAGTATATTCTAATATCCTATCTCTATGCTCAGGGTCTAGATATATTAACTTCTCCCTCATAACCCCTTCGGATTGAAAGTGGAACACCATTTGATATGCACAGAAGTTAGATGTTAGAAAGTCTACCTTAGCCCACTTACCATTTCTTCTCGCCTTAGAGAACTCATCCCTCTCGAATCGCTTCATCTTCAGCTCTGCTCTCCTAGACCTAGTTGGGAGAATAAATGTTACATTATTTTCAATTATATCTTCTAAAACCATATTCAAGGCACTCTTAAATATCTTCTTAGCGATGATTTCCTTGTGCCTATTACCTATTAATTCCTCACACGCCTTCGCAGTCATCTTCATCTTCTTAGTAGGAAAGGAGATGAATAACTCGTCTATATTCATGGCATATCCTGTAGCGTAATTCATTATTTTACAAATTTCCAAGTCTTATTAAATATCTTCCTATTCCAGCTTGTCTTGGCATCAAGGATTTCATTCATATCATTCTGATTAATATACATCGGAACTCTAGCAGCATCACATAGTCTATACCACCTTTGCTCAAGAAGTTGTGCCTCTTGTAACATATTTTGATTATGCTTACTCCAGCCCTCTTTAAACCTGTCCGTGTATGCACAATAACAAGCTATTGCATCCTTCTCTTTCTCATTAATAAATGGTAATCCATCATCATCTAGTAAGATTCCCTTATACAATATATTAACTGAACCATAATCCTTGTCAAAGTAAAGAGTGTCATTTACTCTCTCATACTTAGCTAGCTTACCACTAATATAGAATGGATTGTTATATACCTTACGTCCTTCAATATAGTTCTCAATGAATTGTGATTGATAATCTCCATTGACTGTATCATTAGTAGTATATCTCCAGTCCTCAAAGTCATATGTTACAGCCTCAACAAAGTCACAATTACATGGTAGTGTAACTGTTAAGGTTTCACAATCTATCTTACATCTATATCTGTATAGTTTAGTTTGTCTATTACCTATCTTATTCCAGGCAATCAGACCTATTTCTTCAAACTCTTCTGGTGCTAATTCTATACCATATAATAGATTAGCTTGAGCGTATGCTGATTGAAAGTTTTCCATTATTTAGGAGTTTGGTCATTAGGTAATATCGGAGCAGCTAACTGTCTGTAATAACGTAGCTTCTTCTCCGTCAATCTCTTCTTTATTTCTGCATCAATGAAAGTCATATTATTAATGTCCAATGCAGAACAGCATCCATAAGTTTGTAGTTGACGTGGGTCTTTGAATATACCTACCACAGATACCTGTTTGATAACTGGGATATTAAATATCCAGCAATCATACATATTATTGGCATTAGGAGTAACATCAATATATACATAAGGTCTATTTTTAGCCCTCTTTCTATATTTATGATACTGCATTACTGTTGGACTTATGTACCATATAAATGGCTGTCCCTTGTCTACAGAACCTATATATTCAATTCCTCCTCCGAACTCAGTTAGTAACTGTGGTATTTCAAAGTGGAATGTTGGTGTACCATCTGCTTTATTGCCACAGGTACAGCTCTCTATATCCTTACAGTCTACGTTGATACAATTAATAGACATTAATAAATCCCTCTTAGGAATAAGTCCTTTCATGGAATATTCCTTAATGATTTGCAATCTTTCATCTACAATATCATCTTCTAGTTGTTCTATTGATAATGTGTTTGTAGTAGTATAACCTCTAAGTCCAGACACTATATCATTATAGATTGCAGATGCTAGTTTAAAATAATATCCCATAAGTATAAAGTAAAAAAGGCGAAGGCTTAATTGCCCTCGCCTTCAGTTTTAAGCACTTGCTTGAGTGACTGTAATTTCTTTAGCTGCCACAGCACCAGTTTCGTCCTTTACAGTAACCTTTACTAATGCACTGCGAGATTTACCAGTTCCATTATCTGTACCAGTAATACCAACCTTAGTTGCACCAGGAGTTACAGTAATCCAATCTGCTTCTGTCTCTGCATCTACCCATTTAACAGTTCCCTCTTCAATAGTAGGAGTTATGTCTTGTTTAGTACCAAGCTTTACAAGATTAATATCCTGAACTCCACTCTTAATAAAGATAGGTTTCTTCTCTACAGTTAGAGTACCCAGCACAGCTAATGCTGCTTCGAACTCTGCAGCGATAGACTCTAGTACATAGAATACATGAGTAGTTTTAGATGTAACTTGCTGACCAACAGCAGCACCTCCAAATAAACCTCTATCTACTGTGTAGTAAATAGTATATTGGTTGTACTTCATTCCTGGGATAGGAAGTTCCTCTTGGTTTACAGCTTCAAATCTTCTAGCCTCAATAGTAGGCAATCTAAGGTCTTTTAGGATGTGAGTATAAGTACCAAATCCTTCAATACTCTTAGTGATTGTACCTTCTATAATATCCTCATATACTTCGTTAGTAAGTGGGTTATTAGCAGATGTATTAAGCTTTTGAATCTTAGCCTCAGTGAATAATTGATACTCATCAACTCCGTGGATTATTAACTTATCGCCTTTAACCTCAGTTCTGATGTATTTATCACCGTAGAAAGCCTGAATCTTATCAATAACTCTTTTAATTTCTTTAGCAACATCAGTTGCAGAGGTGGAACCAGAGGTGATTCTGAACTCATAAACAAAAGGCTTACCTTTGAATACGAAGTCATTAGAGTAGTATGAGTTCTGACTTCCAGATAATCTGATGTATAACTTCAACCTATAGATACCTACGCCTGGGTTAGTAATAGTGAACTCTGCCTTACCAATAACTGGGTCGGAAGCAGTTCTCTTGTGCATAGCACTTACGTTCTTCTTGAGGAACTTGTTTACACGTCTTACCTCAATGTTGTCTGAACCCTTAACGATTTTATCTAAACCAGTGGTTACATCTTTCAGTGAGTTTAATACAATAGTGTTAGTGTACTGAAACATAACTTAAATTTATTTTTTAGTTTGTGACTGTTGCTGAGCTGGATTTGCAATAGTCTGATTAACTGCTAAATTAGTTTGAAGCCTTGGGTCACCTGCGTTCTCCAATAATAGCTTTGCCAGCTCATTTATAATCTCTTGACACACATAATCTGGAAACTCCATGACTTGTGATGTATCTTCAACCATTTCAATCTGGTCTTGTGTTAGTCTAATTTTTTGAGGAGTCTTAATGTAATCAACAAATATATCAGTTAATTGAAATACAGAAGAATCCTTGCCATACCTAATTTCAAGTCTAACTTGAGATGGATTTCCATACCTATTAACTCCTGGCTGTTCTATTAAGTCTACTGACTTACCTCCAATAGTAATTTTAGTTGGAAGTGAACCATCTGTACCAGTAGTTTGCTGAATAGTTGTGTTTGGTGATATACTTCCTTCTCCAGCAGTAAGTCTTACTGGATTAGTAGGCATTGTCGTAGCACTATTTACATTGTGTATGAAGTAATAAGGATTTCTATAAGAGGGTTGCATGTAGAAGTTCCTTATTATCTGTGACCAAAGGTCTGAGGTTAAACGCTTAGCACCAATTTGTACATAAGTACCAGCATCATAGCACTCGTATGTCTTTACTACTTTGAAATTGCATACACAATTCAAAATATGTAAATAATCCAATGGGAGATTTACTTCATAAACAGCTCCATACAGTGAGTTAGTTTGAGAACTAACAGCAGCGTATGTGTTTGTAGCCAGAGTAGGCTGGAGGATGGCAGTAGATTTTAAAACTCTAATGTCATCTGTTGATTGTTGATTTACATCATAAATGTTGTACTTCTTATTAATGTATTGGTATATCGCCTTATTTAATAAGTAGTTAAAGTCCTCAAGTAAAATACTTGGAGCAGCAGTCTTATTCATTTCAACTAATGCTCCTCTGTATACTTGTTTCGCTGTCATTTAGGTAATGTTATTTCTTAGATGCACTTTCTTCTAAGTACATATCAGGATAAGTATCTCTCTTAATAAGTTCAAGTACCTTACTGTTAGTAGGGTTCTTCATCCAAGTGATTACTGCATCGTCAGTTGCACCCAATACAATGCTATCACCATATAGATAAACCTTGTTCTTAACGTATATGACATTTTTGTCTTTAGCGTCAATAAACATCAATCTCAGATTAATATCTCCACCAGTATATAGGTCAATAATCTTCTCTGGAGATTTATGCGATATTTCAAGCAAGTAGTCTGTAATATCTGCGTCTGGTGCATTACGCATATTCTTACCAAGCAATCTAGCTTTAAGTGCTCTACCTTCTGCACCTTTAGGGTCACCATAGATGTAAGAATCAGCATCGTGGATAAGTTTCTTCTTAGAGATTCTCTTAGCAGTATCATATCCAGGTCTTTCTACATATAGCTCAGCTGTACCATAACGAGCACGAGTCTTACCCTCAGCTATTTCACCATCAATTAGTAAATTTCCTTTAGAGTCCCTTGCATCTCTTGATAATGCAATAAGAGGACAATGTTGTATTGAGTACCACTCAGCAGCCTGCCATTCATCATTTAGGTTAAACGTAGTACCATCTTCAATGATGAACACTTTATTCTCAGGAATAAGTGGTTTACCTTCATTTCTATCCTTATCGGAGATAATCATATCACCCTTACTATCTACTGGTCTCACGCAATCAGGGAATCTACCAGTCTTCGGGTCTCTAACAGGATTCATGAAGTACTTCTGTCCAACTTTACCGAACACACTTCTTAAAATAATTATATCGTCTAAAACATCAGCCATATTAATTCGTATTTTTATTGTATATCATACATTATCTTTATAATGAGTATGAGAGGGACTATAGATTAGCCCCTCCCAACACATCTTGATTATATATTTTTATTACGCTTCTTTCATAATGAAGCTTCTGTATGGAGAGAATACTCCAACACCAGAATAACCCCAGTTGA